TTAATTTTGCACCACCTCGTTTTGGGGCATGGTTGGGGCAAACTCGCTTAGCTGTGTATTTAACAGGGCTACCTGTGCATTATTGTTTTCAGACATCCATTTCCCGTATACCTGAAACACCATTTGCGCATCTGCATGTCCCATCTGGTTTGCTATGAATGCCGGGTTGGCACCGGCTGTCAACGACCAGCAGGCATAAGTATGTCTCGACTGATATGATTTGCGGTGGCGGAGGCCTGCGCGCTTTATCGCTGCGTCCCACATCTGCCTTATTGAGTCAACGGTAAAATGGTCACCATAATTTTTTACTCTCGCTGACACTTCAGGTTGAAAAACAAAGGTGCATTTTTGTTTTTCTGTTCTGCCGAACTCTCTGAGGTGAACGTCAATAATATGTTCTTTGCTGAGCCTCGTTAGTGTCATCTGACTCCTGAGAGCGTCGATTGCAGGCTTGATAAGGTGAATTACCCGATTGGTACCAGCCTGTGTTTTCGGTACCGTAAAACGATCTTTTGCTAAATTTCTCCTGATCATCATTGTTCCATTTTTCAGATCTATGTCCTCCCACCCAAGCGCACACAGTTCACCAGGGCGAATGCCTGTATAAACAGAAACACACCATAAATTTTTGGCCTGCTGATTTCTGCAGGCGTCGATAAGACGGATAAATTCCTCCCGTGAAAGAGGATCAGGAATGGTTCTTGATTCCTTTAATGGCGAGATCCCCTTAAACGGATTCTCTGCCAGGTAACCGTTATCAACACCAAACTGGAACACGGCGTAAAGATTTGTCATGTAATTATTTACGGTGACAGCTGATCTCCCCGGTTGCGTAACAATATAATTACTTTTGGGGATCTGGTATCCAGTAAGTAATTCTTTACGTACCGCCAGCAATTTTTCTTTATTAATCGACGAGGCAAGATTTTTTTCACCGATTATGCTCAGAATATTTTTGATGACGGCACGGTACGTGTTGAGTGACGTTTTTGCGACTTCCGTTTCTTTCAGTGCCAGAAATTTTTCAGCCAGTTCCTTTATGGTTAAATCTTGTCGGGCCTCACCAAATTTTTCCAGATTGTGTGAGGAGGGAAACTGTTTCGCATAGTCGAAAACGCCGGTTTTTATTGCATAACAAACAGAGGCGCGCAGCTCACCTGCAATGCGCCTGTTTTTTGCCGTGTCAGGAACCCCCAGATTTTCCCTGACTCTTACACCTTTATAAACAAACCAGATACGTAATTTCCCGCCATGGTTTTCCACGCCTGTCGGATATTTCATTTCAGCTTCTCTCATTGTTTAGTATTGTTTTTAGTCAAGTAAGATGACGCCTTGGTCTTGCTGATGCCTGGCGTTCAATCCAGCGATCTATTTCTTCCAGGTTGTAAAAGCATGGGCTGTTATCCCATGGCATACCGTCATGGGCGACATGCTTATATTCCCTTCCTTCCATAAACGATTTTTCTCGAGCCTTTTTTAACGTACCTTTTTTTATTCCTTTCAGTGCAATTAGCTGTTCTTCGGATACCCATTTACCGGGAGAGACAATCATGATTACTTCGCTCATCGCTTTTATCTCTTACTTCAGATGAGCGCCGGTTGCAGAATACCAGTCACAACCGGCGATGGTTGAACATTAAAAATCAGCCTGACTCGGGATCAGTTTTTGCCAGATAGCTGAAACGTATTTTGCCTGGTAACGAGCGTCATCAAGTGCATTATGGCGCTCACCTTCGAATGGGATAGCAGTTCTGGCATCGAAGTCTATGGCTTTCCCCAGCTCAACGATTGTGCGTACATCGCGATCGTTGTAGTAACGCCACGGGCAGGGGATCCCCTGCCGTTCGTATGAACGGCGCAAAATCGTGTTGTCGAAGTTGGCTCCATTTCCCCAGACCTGAACAAAAAACTCACCGGAGTTTTCGGCGATAAATTCCCGCAATTGCAGTAGTGCATCATCTAACGGGATTTCATCGGTCATAATGGCAGACTGCGCTTCACGTGATTGCTTCAGCCACCATTTAATGACGTCACGATCAATGACTCCGCCAGCAGTATCCAGATCGATGGTCTTGCTAAATTCCGGTCCCATATCTCCGGTTTGTGGATCGAAAAATATTGCGCCTATTGAGATAATCGGGGCATCGGGATTTTTTCCCATGGTTTCAAGGTCGATCATCAGATGAATTCCCGCTCTGCTGGTGGATGTGAGATTATAATGACCGTTCGCCTTAATTAAGGGATCTGACGCCTCGCCAGTTTCACTATCGCTGGCATGATGCTGATTGCCGCCAGTGTTCTCCTTGTGCTGATGCGCAGTGCCTTCCATTTCCTCCGGATCATTTTCCTGAACTTCAGGCTGATTCTCTCCATCGAATATTTCCTGGTATGTTGCGTCACCCATCACCGCACCACAATCAGGGCAGTTGCCGCCACCGCTCTGACCGCAGGCGGTGCAGGTCTTTTCCGGTTCCTGTTGCACTACTGGTTCAGGTTGTTTCGTTTCTGGCTCGTTTTGTTGCGTATTTGGGCTGTTTTGTTCCGCTTTCTGGTCGTTCTGTTCCGTTTCTTGCTGGTTCTGGTTCACAGAATCGCGGGTTTCAATCCCCTTCACCCATTTCGGATCATTCGGATCGCTAATCCCTGCAACAAATTCACCACGTGATACTGCAAGAAGTTCATCGGCGTCAGGCTGGCTGATATTGGCTGCCTGCATAATTCTGTTTACTTCGTCAGCGGTAACTTTTACCGGCTCTGGTTGTGCGATCGTGTCAGATGCACCAGTATTTTGTTGTGAACCTGAGTATGTGCCGTTTTTGCGGGCAAAATATTCTTCTTTCGTGATTTCAGTAGCCCCTGCAGCCAGCGCCTTATTCAGACCAGAAAGTTTGTTTGCACGACCATATTTTTCGCCATCCTTATCGGTGAAAAGGAAGTAGAACGGCCCCTCACGCTCTACAGATGGTTCGTCTTCCACTTTGCATTCGGTTTTTTCGTTGTCCGGAATTGCCGTTTCCACTGCATCAGCTTCTGGTACTGGCGACGGGAGAGTATTAGTTGTGCTCTGATTTGTTCCTTCATCTTCAAACACGCCCTTTGTAGTCAGGTATTCGGTGATGTATTTGTTCAGCGCCACAGGATCTTTATGAATGTCGATGGGACGTTCACGGACAAGGCCAAAAATAGTCTGACGGTCGTAGCGAACGGCATCAGGTTGTTTGCGCATTGATGCGGAAATACGCTTCCAGTCTTCGCGATCTTTGTCGATAACTTCATTTTTTGCCCAGCGATGGATGCTGCCGTCAATGTTTCCGGCATCAATATCACCAGGCCAGAGAGCGTAGGCCAGTTCTTCATCCAGTGTTTTCCATGTCTGCTTGTATTCGCGACGAATGGCAGCAGTGACAGGGTTGATTTTTGCTGCTGAGTTTTCAGTGTGCTGTCGGTTGACTCTGGCGCGGGCGAGATCAACAACAGAAGTATATTTTCCAGTCTCTTTGCGCTCTGCGTCCTGCCGTTTTTTCCAGTTACGTAATTCAGCCTGAATTTCGGGCCATTTGGCACCCGGATTACATTTGTGTTTAACCCAACCGATAGCGAACAGTTTGCGTTCCGGATACATAGCGTTAATTTCAGGCGTTTTTATCAGTGCTTCAACGATATGCCCGTCAAAGGTAGCAACGTCTTCCTGCAGTAATTCCTGCGCGTCAATCGCCATATCAACGGTGATGTTTTCACATGTACCGAACTTAACCAGGACCGCGTTCTGTACTTCAAGGGACAGCTTGTCAAAATTGACGTTCATCGGAGCGGATTCTGGTTCGACCGGAACAAAGGAAGCGGATTCCTCATCCCAGCGGTTTTCCTGCATATATTCGGTATCCCAGGTGTCGATGGCAGGGCGGGGCATGCCGGGTTTATCCTCGCAGACAAGAAATTTATAAGCGCAGTCCTGAGCAGCCGGATATTGCTCCAGGAATTGCCAGATAAATTTGGCACGGGCGCGGCGTTCGTCACCGGCTTCGATGGCAGTGGCTACAGCAACTGCACCTTCTTCCTTAATTGCCTGTTCGTCCGGAATGGCGGCGCAAATAAAGACTTTACTCATTTTGTTTAAACCTCATTACAGATTTAAGGGTGAACAAATCCCTGCCATTGCTGGCATATAAAAATGAAACCGGATATTAATTACGGTGCTGTTTTAAGTCCCGCCGGGATTTCGTTATTGTCCATGTGAATAACTTTATCAACCGGATAACAGTTGCCGGGAATTTTCTGTTCCGCTGCGGCAGCCGTGCATTCTTTCATTGAACCGTAAATGTCAATAACCAGATCAACAGGCTCGCCAGTATTAAGAAAAACTGTCAGAACGAGTGCAAATGCTGTATTCATTGCCAGCATCCTTTTTGCATCAGACGTAAACGGGCCAGCATTGAAACAATGCATATTTGATTTAATAGCTCCCGTTCGTGTTTTCTCTTATTAATGGCATCTTCAGTAAATGCAGGGTTACTGATTTTGACACCAATTTCAAAACAACCTTCAGACGTATTAACGTTTGGTAATAACGTTTCCATTATCGCGTCCTCAACAATGAATTTTGTGATACGGTGCCTGGTGCCTCCAGGTGACGTTAACCAGTTAACAATTAACGCCGGATACAGAGAACCCACCCATAAGAACCAATACGGAAGTCAACTGGCCTTTTTAACTGTTCCGCGTGCGCTGAGCCGCATTCACCGCATCACAAAATTCACTTTAAAAAGGGCGGGGATCACAAGGGAAAACAAAAAACGGATACCCGCCAAAAGGTAATCAACATGGGTTGTTGCAGCGGGGTTGTCACTTAAGCGTATGGTCAACCTGACAACTCGGTGTCCTCAACGGGGAAGGAATAACCCCGCCATACTTACCGCCGCGCCATTTCGCGGGTTGCCACAACCGGAAGCGCACGGTCGAATTAAATTTAACGACACAGTACAGTGAGACGAACTTCGCCGTGCGCTTTCGTGTTGTGTGCCTGCTTTTAACCACGTCAGGCGAGGTGGTATCCTTAAAATCACCACAGTTTTAAGGATTCATTAAGCAATGTCGCAACCACCAATAAATCCGCTTAAGAACATGAAAATTGATTACTGGTATAAAGCGCTTACAGTTGTTGGCGCTGCGTTGTTTGTCTTTAATGGAACGTCTTTTTTTGACAGATATCCCGTTGTTCCATTGGGTTTTTTGTCCTCCGGCATCTTTTTTATTGGTTTGGGGGAGTGGATTAATCACCCTCTCAAAGTGAGATTTATTGGTCCTGGAGTTTGGACTCGTGGATATAATCGTTCTTCGTGCGCACTCGGTATCATCTTCGACATACTTGGTTGTTTCCTGATTGTTACAGGAGTCGTCAAGTTCTTCTGATGTAAAACCGCAAATGGGGCACGTAACGGGAATTTTGAAAAGCGTTTCTCCGGGTTCCAGAACAAAATTTTCTGCGGTCTGATTTTGCTTCTCATATTTGTGCTCTGCGTCATTGTGAGAGCACATTCTTATTCTGAGTGCCTGTTTAAACTCACTGAAGCTGAGAGCTTCTTCGCCTTCGGCAAGGCCTTCGAAGTATTCTTCGTAAGCCTTTTCCATGATTGTGTCGAAATCCATATCACTCACCTGAGTTTCTTTCCAGCCAGCGACGGGCACCATTTTCGGTTTTAAACGTTTTGCTTTTGGTATACGTCATCGCGGTGAACGTGCCGTCCTGGTTGGGGAACACGCCACATACCAGAGATTCGCTGTTGCCAAGAGCGATAGTATCCATGCTGACCTCATTTCCCCTTAACGCCGGGGTAGCGGAACTGTTTGCTGAGAACACCGTGCGGTGTCTTGATGTATGATAATTTAGTTTTCTCATTAAAATTGGTCAAGTGTTTTTAATGAGAAAACTCAATATTTAATGCAAAATAAAGCCAATACATTGAAATGTAAGGCTTTAAAATTTGTGAAGGGGGGTTATTGATGTTTGTTACGTTTGCGAGCTTCTAGTAGCTCGGTGAATAGGCGATTAAAATTCTCAACGCGGGCACGGAGTTCGCTGATTTGTGCTTGCTGCTCTGATTTTGGAAGTGCGCGATACAATCGCAACATCTCCAACTCATCTTCCGATAAGTCTAAGGCGCTGTTGAGTGCAACTGGTGGATCTGGTGTTTTATCCTCGTCACCAAACAGTATCCAAGTTGGTGAACATTGCAATACCTCAGCCAGGCGATGCAAATTTTGCCCGCGCGGGGCTGTATGGTCGCTTTCCCATAGTGAAATTGATGAGCCAGATACGCCAGCAGCTTTGCTTAAATCGTTTTGACTTAAACCAACCTGTTTGCGTCTTTCTCTAATTCGTTGACCTAAAGTTTTCTCGTTCATATTTAGATATCTTAATAACCCTTGACTTGAGATTCCTTGAGTGATTACTATTGAGAAAACTCAACTTTGGAGGGGTGATGTTTAAATCAGACGTAATTAATTTTTATGGGACGAAAGCCAAAGTAGCGAAAGCTGCTGGTGTTGATCCATCTGCTGTTTCTCAATGGGGGGAATTGGTTCCTGAAGGTCGCGCGATGCGCCTGCAAGAGGCATCCGGCGGGGAACTTCAGTACGACCCCAAAGTTTATGACGAATATCGTAAGGCAAAGCGGGCGGGGCGGTTGAACAATGAAAATCACCCCTGAACAGGTTTGTGAGGCTCTGGATGCCTGGGTGTGCCGACCAGGAATGACACAGGAGCAGGCGACGATATTAATCACGGAAGCATTCTGGGCTCTGAAAGAACGCCCGAACATCGATGTTCAACGCGTCACGTTTAATGATGGCGAGGTTGATCAACGGGCGCTGGGCGTTAACCGGGTGAAGATATTCGAACGCTGGAAAGCTATCGACACCAGGGATAAGCGGAAAAAATTCACGGCGCTGATTCCGGCAATTATGGAGGCTATCCGAATTAGTGATTTCAGGTTGTATCGTGAGATCAGTGATGGAAAAAGCATTACGTACATGATCGCCGGATTAAACAAAGAATATGGCGATGTGGTGGAGTCTGGGCTGCTTTTTGCGGATCCATCTGTTGTGGAACGTGAGACTGACGAGCTTATAGAAAAAGCTATTGCTTTCAAGCATGCGTATCGTCAGCAATATCAATATTACTTTGCAGATAAACAAATGTCTGCCAGGGGTTCGTATGAGTATCGATGCACTACGATGGGCTAAAAAGGTGAAAACCGGCAGTTCATCCAGTAAGTCTGTATTGACCTGGCTTGCTGATATGTGCGGTGCCGATTTGTGTGCATACCCGTCTGTATCTGCACTGGCAGAAGTAACGGAACTGAACAAAAAGACTGTGCAGGACAGCTTACGACACCTGATGGAGATTGGGTTAATTGTTGATACCGGTGAGAGAAAAGGCAAAACAAAGCAAATTGTGGTGTACCGACTTATCGGTGTAGAAGAAAGTGTTGCCGAGCCTGAATACACCCAAAAACGGGAGTCTTTAAAGGTGGGTAAAATTGGTGCTGTTAATAAAAACAGTACCGAAAATGGTTATGTTTCAGCACAAAACAGACCCAAAAACGGAACTCTTAGCTGCATGGAAAATAACCAAAGACACCCAAATTTTCCATCAAAGACACCCAAAAACGGATCACGGAACCCAAAGGAACCCAAAGATCTAAACCCCACACATAACGCACGCGAGAGTGCTCCGACCAGTGAGCAGGAGGTTTTGTCGTTACAGGCAGCCCCCCCTGTATTCCTGGATGGCCTGAGCGAACCCATCGGAAAATTCCCGATGAGCGATAGCTGGTATCCGTCACGGGATTTTCGACGACGGGCTGCGTTGTGGGGGATGGCTTTGCCGGAGACAGAATTTACACCTGCTGAACTTGCCGCCTTCCGGGACTACTGGGCAGCGGAGGGGAAAGTGTTTACGCAGATTCAGTGGGAGCAGAAATTCGCCCGTCACGTAAATCACGTCAGGGCGCAGGTTAAACCAGTCAGCAAAGGGGTAAACCATGCAGCAGCACCAGGTGGCACCGCATCACGGGCAGTTCAGGAAATTCGGGCAGCACGTGAGCAGTGGGAACGTGAAAACGGATTTATCAGCGACGGAAACGGCCTGGAAGCTGTGGGAACTCATGGGGGAGGTTTATTCGAACCGCTGGACCCAGAAGAACGGGGCCGCACCTTCGAAGCTCTGGATTGCACAGATTGGCGCGATGACTGAGCAGCAAATCCGGCAGGTCTGCCGCCAGTGCATGGACCGCTGCCGGGCGGGTGAAACATGGCCTCCGGACCTGGCTGAGTTTGTGGCACTGATTTCGGAAAGCGGAGCCAATCCATTCGGTCTGACGGTGGATGCTGTGATGGAGGAGTACCGCCGCTGGCGCAATGAGTCCTGGCGATACGACGGAAGTGATAGGTACCCGTGGTCTCAGCCTGTGCTGTATCACATTTGCCTCGAGATGCGTTCAAAGGGGATTGAGCGCCAGATGACCGAAGGGGAATTAAAACGGCTTGCAGAACGGCAACTGACGAAATGGGCAAAGCATGTTAGTAACGGCCTGAGCGTTCCGCCAGTCCGGCGACAACTGGCGGCCCCCAAACGCCCGTCGGGGCCAACGCCAATTGAGTTGCTGAAACAGGAATATGAACGCCGGAAAGCGGCTGGTTTTGTTTGAGTTGAGAAGTGATTTTTTACCGAGAGGAAATTTATGGAGACTGTTTTTGACGCACTGAAAGCGATGGGAAAAGCCACGTCGGTAGAGCTGGCTGCGCGACTTGATATCAGTCGTGAAGAAGTGCTGAACGAGCTGTGGGAACTCAAAAGAAATGGCGTCGTTGATAAAACTGGTCACACCTGGTTTCTGGCTGGCGAAGGTAAATCCGGGGTAACCGAAGAGCAGCCAGCACAATCTGAAGCACCGGATGTGCCGGCCGGGGAGGCCGAACAAAAAGTTACCGCTGACATGATGATTGAGTGTATCGGTCAGGAGGGGGCTAAAACGTGTGAGGAACTGGCGGGTAAGTTCGGTGTTAGCACTCGTAAGGTTGCCTCCACGCTGGCGGTAGTAACCGCAACGGGGCGGCTGGCACGCGTTAATAAGAACGGTAAATTTCGTTACTGCATGCCGGGCGATAATTTACCAGCTGAGCCGAATGCTGCACCGGTAACGAAAACGGCTGGTAAGGCCTTTCCTCAGCCCGCAGGTGTTGCGTTACCAGTACAGGAGGCTGCAACACAGGAAGATATTAAAACAGAAACTGTGGCGGCCATTGTGCAGCCGCTTGAGAAGCGAGTGGATAATCTGGTTCTGCCATCGCTGCGACAGGCAAACCGCGAACTGCGTCGGGCGAAAAGTGATATCCGGAAATGGGAGCGAGTCTGTGCCGCGCTGCGGGAGCTGAATAAATATCGCGATATTGTCGCCCAGCTTTGCCAGGAGGCAACCAGTGAGCAAGATTGACTATCAGGCACTGCGTGAGGCAGCAGAAGCAATAAAAGTCGTGGCAACACCGCAAAAATTGCTTGCGTTTCGTATGAAGGTCACACCGCAGGTTGTGCTGGCACTACTGGATGAACGGGAAGCAGCCAAAAAGCGCATTGCAGAGCTGGAAGCACGGGAAATAAAACCAGCCAAAGGCGAAGTTCTTGTCGTTGTATCTGGTTTTACTGGTTGCGGAAAAAGCGCCATTGCCGGGGAAATAGAAATCGCGATGAAGGCTATTGGTGTGCCGGTTAAGTGGACTAATGGTGATGCAGAAAAGCGCATGACTGGCGCTGACTGGCTGACAGCAATTGAGATGTACAAACCAACTGTGCGCATTGTGGAAGTTAATGTGCCACGCGTCGCTGGCATTCGCATCAAAGGAGAGTGACGTGGAAATAAATCCAGAAGATGAGTTAAGTAATATTGTTTTATTTCCGGTAAAAGAGGATGACCCACGTAATCAGGTTAATTTTCTTTATGAGCCATCGGAAAGACCATACTGTCATCACGCTTCTGTCCGGGTTGACGAAAAAGAGCGTCAGGTCCGCTGTAAAATCTGCGGTGCAGTTGTGGAGCCGTTTGACTGGATGCTCTCAGTGGCGAAAAGAGAAACCAGACTGGCAGATGATGTAAGGCTATTGCGCCAGGAGGAACAGGAAAGGCGGAAAAATATAGAAAAGTTAATTCAGATTGAGCGTAACGCGAAAGCGCGGATACGCAGGGCGACAAAATCCAGAACGGAATAAATAAATTTAGCGCTGTAAATACAATTTAATCCTTAACCGGAGGGATTCCTGCACCCTCAGAACATCAGGAGGCCGCCCGAAAGGGCGGTAGTGAAATGCGAAAGTTCAAAATAATTATTGAAACTGGAATAGCTGGTGGAGATTTTGAGGATGTATTCGAAGTGGACGATGACGCAACACCTGATGAAATTCATGACGAAGCAAAAGAAATTTTCTTTAACCGCTGCAATTACTCATATCACGAAATAAAAGACGAAGAGGAAGAACAAAATGGCTGATTTTGGTTCAACTAAATACAACGTCAGTTTTGAAGAATGGCATGAACTGTTAATGGACTATGCAGAGTTACGCGGTGGAAGTGCCGCTGATGCTGAAGCATGGCGTGATGACTACGAAGCAGGAAAAACTCCGGTCGAAGCATATTGTGATGAGTGGGGCGATGAATGAGCGAGATTAATTATCAGGAAGGACATGAAACGGCAGGGCAGGCAAAACCAGTTGCATGGCGATATCGCTACGTGAAAAAAGGCGTTACGGACTCTCAGGGGGAGCCGTGGGTTGGTGACTGGAAATATGTACCGACAAAAGAGGATTGCAACGACAGGCCGAGCTATGAAATTCAGGCGTTATTCACTGCCCCGCCTGTGCCACTGACACCAGAAGGATTGATTAAAGCAGTGCGCTTCTATGAACAGGTAAAGTGTGAGAATCCGCCAGCTGAAACCGGAGCATGGAAAGACGCTGTTGACTGGGTGCTCAAAGAGGCTTGCCAGGCTGTAAACATTGGCAACAAAGGAGAGTGATGTGCCTACATTATTCAGAAAAGAATATCCGCGAAAAAGTAGAGCGACAGAATTTTTGTTTCTCATTCTGTTTATCGTGTTGATGACACCGATATCCCCGCTAATTTTTGTCTGGGCAATCGGGAAAATAATTGAGCCAGTTATTGAATTGTATAACGACGTGGTATGGGCGTCGTTCAATACACTGCACAATAAAATTAATCCATATAAGGAAAACTGAAATGGCACTGACGAAAAAACAACGTGCAGAGCTGCGCATGAAGTTCGGCGGTCGCTGTGCTTATTGTGGTTGCGAACTTGGCGAAAAGTGGCATGTAGACCATGTAAAACCGGTCATTCGTTTTGCTGGAAATATGCTTCACCAGGAACGTGACGATATATCCAACATGGTTCCGGCATGCCACCCATGCAATCTGCACAAGCATTGCAGTAGCCTGGAAGATTATCGGCGAATTATCAGTGATGGTCGTCGTGAATTCCTTGCGTCCGGGAAAGGCAAAGCGCTGGTTCGTATGGGGTTGGTTGAAATGAAATCTGACCCGGTTGTGTTCTGGTTTGAAAAATATCAAGAAGGGGCTACGGCATGACCACTATTACCAAAGAGCGACTGCTGACAATCAAGCAGTGGCGCGAAACATACGGACCGGGTAGCAACGTTGTACTGCCAGCAGAAGAAGCGGAAGAACTGGCACGGATTGCACTGGCATCGCTGGAAGCAGAGCCAGTGGCGTCATGCATTATTGAGGATGGGTGCATGTGTGTTGACGGGTTCGGTGAGTATGTAGGTCACTCGCTGCCTGATGGAATGCATGAGCTTTATGCTGTCCCGCCAGCGCTGGTAGTGCCTGATGAAATGGATTTGCTTACCTGCCATCTCGACGGTGTAACTGAAACATATGCTGATGGCTGGAACGCCTGCCGCGCCGCCATGCTTAAGGGAGATAAATAATGATTAATCGAACCAAACTGGAACACATTCTCGAATATGCAAGGCAGCAGAAATGTATTGGGCAACTTTGTAAAATTCCACCAGGAGATATGGTTGAAATCGTGGAAATGGCCATGCGTAAGGCTGGCAACTCTCCGGTAACTCCGGCTCGCCTGCCTGGTGGTTTCACCATTGAGGATGCGAAGGAGTTACATGAAGACCTGGTTCGCAGCCACATAAGCCAGGCTTTAAGTGGTGAAAAGATGAAAAAGAACGATCGCGATGCTGATTTGCGCTGGATTCATGGCGTTATAGTACAGGCAGCGTGGTTTGTGAAAGCTTCACTGGATGCGTTGCCTGAACCGCTGCGGGAGGAGAAGGGAGGAAGTGCCAACTGTACTGCCAGTCATGGTACAACCGACAATCCACCAGTACCAGGCAAACAGACTGACGAATTAACCATGCTGGTTAAGCAATTGGTCAGTCAACTGAAGAAAGTGAAGCCGGACTGTAAATTGCCGGATAAGGCGATGGGCTATCTGGAGCGGAACGGGTTGATAGGCGATGACCTGGCCTGAGGCATTCACAACAGTAGGAATCGCGATGGCAGTGGCGCTGGTGGTGTATTCGATTTGCCGCTGGGGATAAAAACGATTTGCGGGAAAAGGATAGTTAAGTAGAATTGCTGCGGGTGCTTGAGGCTATCTGTCTCAGGCATGAACACCAACGGCAGATAGAGAAAAGCCCCAGTTAACATTACGCGTCCGGCAAGACGCTTAACATTAATCTGAGGCCAATTTCATGCTTTGCACATGTAGGTTAGCCTCTTACATGCCGAAAGGCAAGGAGAAGCAGGCTATGAAGCAGCAAAAGGCGATGTTAATCGCCCTGATCGTCATCTGTTTAACCGTCATAGTGACGGCACTGGTAACGAGGAAAGACCTCTGCGAGGTACGAATCCGAACCGGCCAGACGGAGGTCGCTGTCTTCACAGCTTACGAATCTGAGGAGTAAGAGACCAGGCGAGGGAGAAATCCCTCGCCACCTCTGATGTGTCAGGCATCCTCAAAGCACCCGCACTTAACCCGCTTCGGCGGGTTTTGTTTTTCACGAATAAGAGATTAATAATTTTAACTGAAGTTATATTACCTTGTAGCCCGATAAGTTAATTAATTATCGATGCGCCTGTATTGTTTGTATTGTTTGTATTGTTTGTATTGTTTGTATTGTTTGTATTGTTTGTATTGTTTGTGGTTTTGTCTTTTTTTTGGTTTGTTTTTTGCGTTGCTTAGAAATAAAGATTAATTAGAATCCTCCTGTTTTGAGTAGCGCGCAGGGACAAGAGGGATGGACCCTGAGAAGGGGAGAGCTATTTATCTGGAAGGATTCTGAAGATGAAAATAGAAGAATTTTGTGAAATTTTTAGTGAAAATGGCCTCTATGCTGTACGCGTTGAGAATGGAGTTATAGCCAGTCACTGCCGAATTAAATGTTTGCAATCTCAACAAAGGAAGAGCGGAGCTGTGTTAATTTATTTTGTTGATGAGCTTATGACGGACGGTTTTATTTTGCGTGAAGATGAATTTGTAACATCATTACAGGTTCTGAAAGAGATTGGTCTTAAGGCTGGATTTTCTGCTTTTGCAGAAGAATAAACTCATCTACAATCCAGAACAGGATTGAACTCCTGCTGAGTAACACCGTGCCACCGGAGAAAACCGATGGCACGCTATACCCAACATCACAATTCTGATGATTCAACCGACCTTGCCAGCAGGCACGGGCGGGGTTCACGCGCATTTAAAACCGACTGGCACCAGCATCCTCCATGCACTGAAGAACAGGCTGAATGGTTAATTCAGTGCTACCGCAGACGCGGATACGAGATTAAGAAAGCCCTCAGCCTCGATTATCGTCACTGGATAATCTACGTCAGACTCCCTTATTCCGAACGCCCACCGCGTCCGTCCCGCACATTCCAGCAACGCATCTGGAGGTAACGTGCGGGTATTGCTTCGACCTGTTCCGGTACCGGAACTTGGGCTGGTGGTGCTAAAGCCGGGCCGTGAATCCATGCAGGTATTTCATAACCCTCGAGTGCTGGTGGAGCCGGAACCGAAAAGCATGCGTGGTCTGCCGTCCGGAGTTGTTCCTGCCGTTCGCCAGCCGCTGGCGGAAGATAAATCATTACTGCCATTTTTCAGCGACGAACGGGTGATTCGTGCTGCCGGCGGCGCTGGTGCACTGTCTGACTGGCTCCTGCGTCATGTTAAATCCTGCCAGTGGCCTCATGGTGACTATCACCACAGCGAAACCGTCATACATCGTTACGGCACCGGCGCGATGGTGTTGTGCTGGCACTGCGACAACCAGCTGCGTGACCAGACCTCAGAATCACTTGAGCAACTTGCTCAACAAAACCTGACAGCATGGATGATTGACGTCATCCGTCACGCAATAAGCGGTGCGCAGGAGCGGGAATTATCGCTGGCTGAATTATCCTGGTGGGCTGTCTGCAATCAGGTGGCGGACGCACTACCGGAGGTAGTATTACGTCGTTCTCTGGGGTTACGTGCGGAAAAAATCCGCTCAGTGTACCGCGAAAGCGACATCATACCGGGAGAACCGACCGCCACCAGCATACTGAAGCAGCGCACAAAAAATATTGCGTTACCGCCTCACGTCCACCAGCAACAGAACCCACCACAGGAAAAGACGGTGGTCAGCATTGCCGTTGATCCGGAGTCTCCGACTCAGTATCTCCAGCGTCAGAAACCACAGCGGGAAGAGATGCCCGTATACACGCGCTGGGTAAAAACGCAGAAATGCATGACTTGTGGCAATCAGGCAGATGATCCGCATCACATCATTGGCTATGGACTGGGAGGGATGGGAACAAAGACTGACGATTTGTTTGTTATTCCGCTGTGCCGTAAATGTCATAACGAACTGCACGCCGGGGTAAAAGATTTTGAAGAAAAACACGGCAGCCAGCTGTTGTTGCTGATTCGTTTTTTAATGCACGCGAGAAATTCAGGTGTCCTGAAGTGGAAAGCATAAATGACTGAAAGCATAGAATTTGTTTTGCCTTACCCGCCAACGGTGAACACCTACTGGCGACGTCGTGGCAGCACATATTTTGTATCAAAAGTCGGTGAGCGTTATCGCCGTGATGTGGCGCTAATTGTTCGCGAGCAGCGGCTGAAATTAAACCTGTCCGGAAGGCTGGCGATAAAGATTATTGCAGAGCCACCGGATAAGCGCCGTCGTGATCTGGACAATATCCTGAAAGCACCGCTGGATGCGCTGACGCATGCGGGGCTGCTCATAGACGACGAGCAGTTTGATGAAATTAATATTGTGCGCGGTCAGGTCGTTCCTGGTGGTCGGTTGGGGATAAAAATCACAGAGCTGGAGTGCGCATGAATAACCAGTATTTACAGTTTGTTCGTGAGCAGCTCATTATCGCCACCGCCGATTTGAGTGGGGCAACAAAAGGTCAGCTTGAAGCCTGGCAGGAGAATGCCATGTTCGATACAGGGCGTTACAGGCGTAAAAAAATCCGGTACCGCGATGAAGCGACTGGAAAAATTATCACGCGGGATAATCCACCAATCCCGGGGAAACAATCGCTGGCGAAGGGGACGTCAATTCCTCTGGTAAGTCAGGTTGAGTTTTCGACATCCTCATGGCGACGGGCTGTTCTGTCTCTTGAAGAACCTCATAAAACCTGGTTGTTGTGGTGTTACAGCGGAAATATTTGCTGGGAGTATCAGGTCACCATAACCCGCTGGGCATGGGAAGAGTTTAAGGCTCATTCTGGCAACAGGAAAATTGCAGAGAAAACACGGGAACGCCTGAAAAAATTAATCTGGCTGGCGGCGCAGGCAGTAAAAGCAGAACTTTTTGGCGGGGAAGGTTATGAATACCAGGATCTGGCATTACTGGCGGGAGTGACAACTAAAAACTGGTCCAAAACATTTACTGGTCACTGGGTTGCAATGAAACACATTTTCCATCAGCTGGATAGTGAGGCTTTATTGTTGGTAATGAGAACGCGTTCGGAACAAAAGGCGGCATTTTCAAAGCAAAGTATTGCAAAAGTAGATTAAAAAGCATATATTTCATGCAAATCTGATATTTTGCCGATTTTGTACGCGATGGCAAAGTAAGCAAAACCCGCCGCCAAGCGGGTTTTTTTGTGCCCGAAAAGCGGTACAGGACGTTAAATGCGCTGGTGGTTGCGAATGCCGGTCTTTCAGCTTGCTGGCTTTTTGGACAAGAGTTATTGGTATGTCACGTTAACCAGAAAAGGAAAAAAGACATGCTAAAACAGCAGGATATGACCGAAACCGCCAGAGTGGTGTTTAATGAGTTAAGCGTCACCGAACCGGCGACCGTCGGGGAGATTGCACAGAATACTTACCTTTCACGCGAACGCTGCCAGTTAATACTGACCCAGCTTGTTATGGCGGGTCTGGCAGATTATCAGTTCGGTTGTTACAGACGCCTTCCGCAGTGAAGGCTTTTTTATTTGTGGTAATGGGCGGCTGGTGGGTGTTAGCGGCACCTGCCAGCCATCTGCTCATGCGTTGGGGTCACAAGCAAACCTCAGGCCCATCTGCTTTGCGCAAAAGCGGAATGAGCCTATCAGAGAAGTGCTTATTGATCTATGATTAATACTGTAAAAATATCCAGTCGTTGAGTTAATCAACGCTGATTGCCTGGAATTTATCCAGACCTTACCGGAAAACTCTGTCGATCTGATAGTCACAGACCCGCCATACTTTAAAGTGAAGCCCGAGGGCTGGGATAACCAGTGGAAGGGCGACGATGATTACCTGAAATGGCTGGACCAGTGTCTGGCGCAATTCTGGCGGGTACTGAAGCCTGCCGGAAGTCTTTACCTGTTCTGTGGTCATCGCCTGGCATCTGACACCGAAATCATGATGCGTGAACGCTTTAATGTGCTGAACCACATTATCTGGGCGAAGCCGTCCGGGCGCTGGAACGGGTGCAACAAGGAAAGTCTGCGAGCGTATTTTCCGGCAACAGAACGCATTCTGTTTGCAGAACATTATCAGGGGCCATACCAGCCCAAAAATGACGGCTATGCGGCAAAGGGGCGCGAGCTTAAGCAGCACGTGATGGCTCCGCTGATTTCTTACTTTCGTGATGCGCGTGAATCACTGGGAATAACGTCAAAACAGATAGCGGAAGCCACCGGAAAGAAAAACATGGCTTCGCACTGGTTTGGTATCAGTCAGTGGCAGTTGCCGAACGAAGGCGATTATCTGAAATTACAGGCGTTGTTTGCGCGTGTTGCAGCAGAAAAACATCAGCGCGGTGAACTGGAAAAGCCACACCACCAGCTGGTCAGCACATACAGTGAACTGAACCGGCAATATGCCAGTCTGCTGGATGAGTACAAATCTCTGCGGCGTTATTTTTCCGTATCGGCTGCCGTTCCGTATACAGATGTCTGGACGCACAAACCTGTGCAGTATTACCCCGGCAAACATCCCTGTGAGAAACCGGCGGATATGTTGCGTCAGATAATTACTACCAGCAGCCATCCGGGAGATTTGGTTGCTGATTTTTTTATGGGGTCGGGGTCAACAATAAAGGCAGCATTATCGCTGGGAAGGCGTGCAATAGGTGTGGAGCTGGAAGAAGAGAGATTTAATCAGACTGTAATTGAAATAAAAAATAATCGTTAAATGTGCGTGTCATTATTTCTGAATTTCATAAATAATGGAAATCTATACATATATTTACGAATATTGACACGGTTTTTAATTGAAAAAGTGTCTGTCCTCATTAATATTCTTTTTCGGTTCCAAGGGGGATGTAAAGCGCGGTCATTTTTATTTTTCCTGAGGAACCAATGCCGACTTAGCTCAGTAGGTAGAGCAACTGACTTGTAATCATCAGGTCACCAGTTCGATTCCGGTAGTCGGCACCATATGCGGGTATCGTATAATGGCTATTACCTCAGCCTTCCAAGCTGATGATGCGGGTTCGATTCCCGCTACCCGCTCCAGCATTTGAAATAAGCCTTATTGTATTGCAGCACTGGCGTATTTTTATTACGTGGGAGCAGGTTGTTTTGAAAAAGCATTCTGTTCTCTGGCTATGATTTGAGGCCAGGTTAGCTTCAGTGCTGATTTTTTTACGGCAGCAGAATGGTGCATTGCTGGTGGAGATTTTGTATTTCCTGGCAGGGTCGGTGATGTATCATTCTGGTGTTGTAAATAACACCATCGGGGCGCTCCTCAGGGCGAGGGTGGTTAAAAGAGTCGGTTTAGCGGGAAACCACAGTATTCATACAGGACGGAATACTTCGGGAGGCACCCGACACCTCGGTTTTATTACAATTAAGAATGTATCTCTTGCATTGACCAACCGCCGTATCTGGCGGTTTTTTTTATTCAGAATTTCGTTTCTTTATTGTTCGCTGCGGCGGGCCTTTTTCATATCTGCGCTTTACTCAACGTGTATTGAATCTGAATACATCACATAAAAGACATCGGCGGGTGCCTTTGACGGGGTGTTTTATTACGGGCCGCTGGTGGCCCTTTTTTATTTACAGGAGAAAAAAGTATGTCTGAACCCTTATCCGGTTCCGGCACGGCTGCGGCGCTCGGCGGGGCGACGGTATTCGGGCTGTTTACCGGAACGGATTTCGGGATTGTGTTTGGTGCGTTCGCCGGGGCGTTATTTGTGGCAACGATGCCGCAGGCGCTTTCAGCCTGGCGTGTGGCGGCGCATTTTCTGGTGTCGTTCATTATCGGCGTGCTGGGCGCAGAGGTTCTGGCATCCTGGCTGGTAAAGCATACAGGGTTTGACGGTGCACCTGTTGACGCATTGTGTGCAGTACTGGTGTCAGTGGTGTCGGTGAAGATTCTGTCATTCATCCACCAGCAGGATATTGCATCACTGGTGTCCGGCCTGTTCTCCCGTCTGCGTGGCGGAGGAGGCGGCAATGTTAAGTAACTTTCCCGGATTGCTGAATGTGGCGTTATGCACGGTTATCGTGCTGACGCTCTTTTTTTATCGTCGCCGTGACTCCAGACACAAACCGCTGATGTCATGGCTGGCCTGGCTGCTGATGCTGCTTTATGGCTTTGCTCCACTCAGCTATCTGTGTGGTCGCCCGTTAGCAACGGGCTGGCTGGAAGTGTTTTTTAATCTGCTGTTCTGCGTGCTGGTGATACGCGCACGCGGGAACGTCATAAAAATCTTTCCATTGTTGAGGTGAATATGCCGGGTAAATTCAGATTCAGCCGTCGCAGTGAAAAAAATTTGGAGGGCGTCAAACCACAGCTGGTTGCTGTCGTTCGCCGTGCGCTGGAGCTGACGGAGGTTGATTTCGGTATTACGGAAGGCCTGCGCAGTAAGTATCGCCAGAAACAGCTGGTCGCGGAAGGGAAAAGCCAGACCATGAACAGCCGCCACCTGACCGGTGATGCGGTGGATGTTGTGGCCTACATTGGCAGCCAGGTGTCATGGGACTGGCCTCTGTACGAGAAAATCGCGCAGGCATTTAAACAGGCTGCCGCAGAGCTGGGGACTGCCATCGAATGGGGCGGGGACTGGAAAACACTGAAAGACGGGCCTCACTTTCAGTTGAAACGCTGATAACCAGGTGTGTTATGAGCAGAAAACACTGGACGCACAGAATGCCGCGAACGGCGGCGAAATGGGCACTGGTAGCGATACTGGTGCCTTTTTTTCTGGTGGGATGCGTCAGTCTGGATAAGGCGCGCCAGCTTTTCGATACAGCTTCTCAGGTCTGTGAAATTGTCGACGGTGTTCGGCAGTGTCTGCAGAACTGATCGCCTATAAGAGCAGAATATTTTGCTGAAAAATGAAGGATGCGTCAGCGTCCGGAAAGCATGAAATTCTGTTTTTGTGGCTACTCAATAAAATAAATTCTTTCTGTCGCCGCGAATACTCAAATGTTGATCAGTGCCCGGTGCGGCGACGGGCTTCGATATCAGGAGACGATGATGGAAACAACAAAAAACAAACCGATTGTAATTGGTGCCGCTACTGTCCCGTTTAAGTTTGAGTTGTCTCAACTGGTGGAGATGCGCATCAGTGATGAATGGGGTGAGGTTAAAGCCCGCGCGCAGTATGCGGATGGCGAAAACCAGTACTTACTCCACTACAAAGCTGCTGATGGTCGCGCCACGACGGAGTGGTTTGGTGAGTCAATGCTGGAAGCAACAGAAGATGATCGTCATCCTGGTTGTCCGGTATTTGCCGGTATGGAATTACCGGAAGGCGCAGTTGTTACTGAGTAACATGCATTACAGCAGCCCTTCAGCGAGGGGCTGCGATAATGCAGGTGTTAGAGTGTGTACAAATGATAATCGCTCTCATTTTGCGGGTCCTCCCGGTGGGGTACCCTTGCCACGGGGCGGGAGCGTCGCGGAAAAAGGCTAGTTTTTGAAATTTCATTCGTCATCACCACTACTGTAATGCATTGATATTACAGTTATTTTATTTTAATGGTGTCGATTTTGATTGTTTTTTGTTCATCACTAACACCGTTTGCCTAAAGTTGTTCGCAAGATGCATGTTTAAAACATTCTGGAGCGGGTATGGATCGAGAGTTAAAAAATCTGACGCTGAATATCAGTCAACTGGCGGCACTGTCAGGTGTACATCGCCAGACTGCTGCGGCAAGGCTGCAAAATCTACCCGTTGCAGGGGGGCATGAAAGCAACCTCAAGCTTTATCGGGTGGTTGATATTGTGTCGGCATTTCTGGCATTACCACCGCCGGTTGCAGAAGGCGAAATGGACGCGCATGAGCGCAAAGCCTGGTATCAGTCTGAACGTGAGCGTCTTAAGTTCGAACAGGAAACGGCACAACTCATTCCGGCCAGTGATGTCAGACGGGAGTTTGCCATCTGGGCAAAAGCGGTCGTGCAGGTGCTGGAGACATTACCGGATATTCTGGAACGTGACTGCGGTCTGCAGCCTGCCGCTGTGAGCCGTGTTCAGTCCATTATTGATGATCTGCGCGATCAGATAGCCCTGCGGGTGACCGAAGCAGGTGCGGATGATGAGGAGGAATTACAGCAGGAGGAGTAATGCTGAATCAGGAAACCGCAAAGGCAGCACGAACCGATTCAGGTTATATCCTTCGCGCACCGAGACGAATGCGGGTTGCTGATGCCGTTGCTCAGTATATGCGGGTGCCCATGGGGGCCGGGAACTCAGTCCCGTGGGATCCGCTGGTGGCACCGTATGTTATTGAGCCGATGAACTGCCTGGCCTCGCGTGAATACGACGCAGTGATATTTGTTGGTCCGGCACGAACCGGCAAGACTATCGGCCTGATTGACGGCTGGGTGATTTACAACGTGATTTGCGATCCTGCGGATATGCTGATCATTCAGATGACAGAGGAAAAAGCCCGCGAACACTCCAAAAAACGACTCGCCAGAACGTTTCGCGTCAGCCCGGAAGTGGTCAGTCGCCTGAGTCCGAACAAAAATGACAACAACGTTTATGACAGAACATTCCTTGCTGGCAACTACCTGAAAATCGGCTGGCCGTCAGTCAATATCATGTCCTCATCAGATTATAAATGCGTCGCGCTGACGGATTATGACCGTTTTCCGGAAGATATTGATGGCGAGGGGGATGCCTTCTCTCTTGCCTCAAAACGTACCACCACATTTATGTCCAGCGGTATGACGCTGGTGGAGAGTTCCCCCGGCAGGGATGTGAAGGATGTGAAATGGCGACGGACTTCACCGCATGAGGCTCCACCAACCACGGGGATCCTGTCGCTCTATAACCGTGGTGATCGCCGTCGCTGGTACTGGCCATGTCCACACTGTGGTGAGTATTTTCAGCCCTGCGGCGATGTGGTTGCTGGTTTCCGTGATATTGCCGATCCCGTGCTGGCAAGTGAGGCGGCTTATATTCAGTGTCCTTTCTGTTCAGGACGGATTATGCCTGAACAAAAACGTGAGCTGAACGGACGTGGGGTCTGGTTGCGGGATGGTGAATCCATCAGTGCGGATGGCAGTCGTTATGGTGATCCCAGGCGTTCACGTATTGCGTCATTCTGGATGGAGGGTCCGGCAGCTGCTTACCAGACACTCTCGCAACTCGTTTACAAACTGCTTACTGCAGAACAGGAATACGAGACAACCGGAAGTGAAGAAACACTCAAGACGGTTATCAATACCGACTGGGGATTACCTTATCTTCCCCGCGCCAGCATGGAGCAACGAAAAAGTGAGCTGCTTGAGCAGCGAGCAGAGCCAGTTCCTCCCCGCAGTGTGCCGGATGGCGTTAATTTCCTAGTGGCGACAGTTGATGTGCAGGCGGGACGTCATCGCCGTTTTGTGGTTCAGGTAACGGGCTATGGCAGCCGTGGCGAACGCTGGATTATTGATCGTTACAACATCACGCAGTCATTGCGCGGTGACAGCGACGGGGAGAGCCAGCGAATTGATCCGGCCAGCTATCCGGAAGACTGGGATGTCCTGCTGACAGATGTTTTTTTGATAAAAGCTGGCCGCTGGCCTCCGATCCTTCTCAACAAATGCGACTGATGGCAATGGCGGTGGACTCCGGCGGTGAAGACGGGGTCACTGATAATGCCTATAAATTCTGGCGTCGTTGCCGTCGTGATGGCCTTGGTAAACGTATTTACCTGTTTAAGGGCGACAGCATCCGGCGCGCAAAACTGATCACCCGTACATTCCCTGATAACATCGGACGAACGGGCCGACGGGCGCAGGCCGCAGGTGATGTGCCGCTCTGGCTTCTTCAGACGGATGCCCTGAAAGACCGGGTGAATAACGCGTTATGGCGTGATTCGCCAGGTCCAGGCTATGTGCATTTCCCTGACTGGCTGGGGAGCTGGTTTTACGACGAACTGACGTATGAAGAGCGGAGCAGTGACGGGAAATGGAGTAAGCCGGGTCGCGGTGCCAACGAAGCCTTTGACCTGATGGTGTATGCCGAGGCTCTGGTCATTCTGCATGGATACGAAAAGATCCGCTGGCCGGATGCACCGGAATGGGCGAGCCGGGAAACATGGCTGGAGTGTGTCCCGGACAGTATCGAACCGTCACCCTCACCGGAATCGGTATCCACGCCTGTTAAAAAACAAAAACGGAAGAAAACAGTAACTGACGATGTTAACCCCTGGATGACTTCCGGAGGATGGTTATGAACCAGAATGATATTGAAGCCATGATTCAGCGTTATACGGAAGCTGAAATGGCGGTGCTGGACGGAAAATCCGTCACCTTTAATGGTCAGCAGATGACCATGGAAAACTTATCTGAGATCCGGCAGGGGCGGCAGGAGTGGGAGCGCCGCCTTGCGGCTCTGATTACACGACGACGGGGGCATCCCGGGTACCGGCTGGCGAGGTTCTGATGGCAATTCTTGATGATGTGATTGGCGTTTTTTCACCAGGATGGAAAGCGGCAAGGCTGCGTTCCCGTGCGGTGATCCAGGCTTATGAGGCCGTAAAAACGACGCGGACACACAAAGCCCGGCGGGAAAACCGAACTGCCGACCAGTTAAGCCAGTACGGGGCCGTGTCGTTACGTGAGCAGGCCCGTTACCTTGATAACAACCACGATCTGGTTATTGGTGTATTTGACAAGCTGGAAGAACGGGTGGTGGGGAAAAACGGGATTATTGTCGAGCCACATCCGGTATTACGCAATGGGGCCATTGCCCGTGACCTGGCAGCGGAGATACGCACCCGATGGAGTGAATGGTCTGTCAGTCCGGAAGTCACCGGGCAGTTTACCCGCCCGATGCTGGAACGTCTGATGCTGCGTACCTGGCTGCGCGATGGTGAGGTGTTTGCCCAGATGGTTTCCGGGCGCATAAACAGCCTGACGCCTTCTGCCGGTGTTCATTTCTGGCTGGAGGCGCTTGAGCCGGACTTTATTCCCATGACCAGTGATGAGAGCAACAGGCTGAATCAGGGCGTGTTTGTTGATGACTGGGGGCGTCCCGAAAAATATCTGGTGTATAAAAGCCGTCCTGTATCCGGACGGCAGATGGAAACCAAAGAAGTGGATGCAGAGCGAATGCTGCATCTTAAATTTGTTCGCCGTCTGCACCAGATGCGCGGGACGTCTTTATTGTCCGGTGTACTGATCCGCCTCAGTGCCCTGAAAGAGTATGAAGATTCTGAGCTGACTGCAGCAAGGATCGCCGCTGCTCTGGGGATGTACATCCGGAAAGGCGACGGACAGAGCTATGAACCGGATGGTAATGGCAGCAAGGAGAATGAACGCGAGCTTACCATTCAGCCAGGCATTATTTACGACGATCTGAAACCCGGCGAAGAAATCGGAATGGTGAAGTCGGATCGCCCCAATCCTAATCTTGAAACTTTTCGTAATGGTCAGTTGCGTGCAGTGGCGGCGGGCAGTCGTCTGAGTTTTTCCAGTACAGCGCGCAACTATAACGGCACTTACAGCGCCCAGCGTCAGGAGCTGGTTGAATCCACGGATGGCTACCTGATCCTGCAGGACTGGTTTATTGGTGCCGTCACCCGCCCGATGTACCGTGCCTGGCTGAAACAGGCTGTTGCATCCGGTGTTATCAGGCTACCCCGCGATCTTGACCGTTCTTCACTGTATACCGCGGTGTATTCCGGACCGGTGATGCCGTGGATTGACCCTGTTAAGGAGGCTGAGGCCTGGAAAATCCAGATTCGTGGTGGAGCGGCGACAGAATCAGACTGGGTACGTGCAGGTGGTCGTAATCCGGATGATGTCAAACGTCGGCGCAAGGCCGAAATTGATGAAAACCGCAAGCTGGATCTGGTATTTGATACCGATCCGGCCAGTGATAAAGGAGGCAGCAGTGCCGCAACGAAACGACAGGAGCCGCAGCACAACGACGACCAGTCCGAAGAATAATTCCTGGTTCAGGATGCAGGCTGGTCACCAGAGTGACGCGGATATTTATATTTATGACGAGATTGGTTTCTGGGGGGTTACAGCGAAGCAGTTTATCAGTGATCTGAATGCACTGGGCGATATCACCCACATTAATCTCCATATCAATTCACCGGGTGGCGATGTCTTTGAAGGCATCGCCATTTTTAATGCACTGAAAACACATGGTGCGTCCATTACCGTTTATGTCGACGGTGTGGCGGCATCAATGGCGTCGGTCATTGCGATGGTGGGAAACCCGGTCATTATGCCGGAAAACACCTTCATGATGATTCATAAACCATTTGGCTTTACGGGCGGTGATGCGGAGGACATGCGCACCTATGCCGACCTGCTCGATAAAGTTGAGGCGGTTCTGTTACCCGCTTATGCACAGAAAACCGGGAAAACCACCGATGAAATTGCTGCCATGCTGGCGGATGAGACCTGGATGTCCGGTGCCGAATGTCTGGCACATGGATTTGCTGATCAGGTGACGCCAGCCGTTAAGGCAATGGCATGTATTCAGTCAAAACGTACAGAGGAATTTAAAAAGATGCCGGAATCCATTCGAAACATGATTACTCCGCCACGCAACAGTGCTCCACGCGTACAGGATAATGAACCTGCAGCTTCCCGGACGCCAGTGCAGGCAGCAGCACCCGTGGTGGATGAAAACAGTATCCGTGCGCAGGTACTGGCAGAGCAAAAAGCGCGTGTAAACGGTATTAATGATCTGTTTGCCATGTTTGGCGGGCGTTATCAGACGCTGCAGGCTCAGTGTCTTGCCGATCCTGAATGTTCGCTGGAGCAGGCCCGCGAAAAGCTGTTGAACGAGATGGGGCGCGAGTCCACGCCATCCAATAAAAATACCCCGGCTCATATTTATGCCGGTAACGGTAATTTTGTGGGGGACGGGATCCGCCAGGCGCTGATGGCGCGTGCCGGATTTGAAAAAACCGAACGTGATAATGTCTACAACGGGATGACCCTGCGTGAATATGCCCGTATGTCACTGACTGAACGGGGTATTGGGGTTTCCGGTTATAACCCGATGCAGATGGTCGGTGCGGCGTTCACACACAGTACGTCTGACTTCGGTAATATTCTGCTGGATGTTGCGAACAAAGCCATTCTGCAGGGCTGGGAAGATGCCCCTGAAACCTATGAACAGTGGACGCGGAAAGGTCAGTTGTCTGATTTTAAAATTGCCCATCGTGTGGGTATGGGGGGCTTCAGTGCTCTGCGTCAGGTGCGTGAAGGGGCGGAATATAAATACGTCACCACCGGAGATAAACAGGCCACTATTGCACTGGCGACCTATGGCGAGCTGTTCAGTATCACCCGTCAGGCCATTATCAATGATGATCTGAATATGCTGACCGATGTCCCGATGAAACTGGGCCGTGCGGCGAAATCCACTATTGCCGATCTGGTTTATGCCATTCTGACGTCTAACCCGAAAATCTCCACAGATAATGTAAGTCTGTTCGATAAAGCGAAACATGCAAACGTACTGGAGAGCGCTGCAATGGACGTGGCATCGCTGGATAAAGCCCGCCAGTTGATGCGCGTTCAGAAAGAGGGGGAGCGTCATCTGAATATTCGTCCTGCGTTCGTACTGGTACCGACGGCGATGGAGTCTGTTGCTAACCAGGTCATTCGCTCCTCAAGTGTCAAGGGGGCTGACATTAACGCCGGTATTATTAACCCGGTGAAAGATTTTGCGACCGTTATTGCAGAGCCTCGTCTTGATGATAACAGCCAGACCACCTTCTACCTGGCTGCGTCAAAAGGCTCCGATACGATTGAAGTGGCTTATCTCAACGGTGTGGATACGCCATATATTGATCAGATGGAGGGCTTCAGTGTGGATGGCGTGACAACGAAAGTGCGTATTGACGCCGGTGTCGCGCCAGTTGATCACCGCGGTCTGGTGAAATGTACGGCGTAAACGTCGCAGACAACAACTCTGATGGCCCGTAAGGGCTTTTTTTGTACCTGAAATCAGCCCCTGAACGGGGCTGTGCGGAGACAGTTATGGCAAAGAATTTTGTAGAAGAAGGAAAAACGGTGGCGATTGTTGCCAGTGCAGCCATCAGCAGCGGAGATCTGGTGCAGGTGGGTGATGTTTTTGCGGTGGCGCTGACCGATATTCCACAGGGTGAAACAGGCGACGGCCTGACCGAAGGTGTGTTTATGCTGCCTAAGCTGAAAACGGATGACATGAAAACGGGTAAGAAGGTTTATCTGAAGTCCGGAAAAGTTCAGCTGACTAACAGCGGCTCTGATCCGCTGGTCGGGGTTGTCTGGGCAGATGCCGGAACCAGTGCAGAAGAAGTGCCGGTAAAACTCAATGTCTGATCCCTTTTCCCGGCTGGCAGCGCGTATGGATGCGATCACGGTCAGAAAGATGGGAAAGACAGCCTCGATTAATGATGTAGATATGACTGTGATCCCGGGAGAAACACTGGCAGAGCTGAATGCTCTGTCCGGACCTGCGGTCTCTCTGGTGGTGTTTTCTTCGGGATACCGCCCACGGCGCGGGGATCGCGTTGTTTATGACGGACAACATTGGACGGTCACACGGCATGAACGCTTTAACGGTAAGCCAATGATCTTTATTGAGTAAAGAGGTGTGGGATGAAGGGGCTTGAGAATGCCATCCGCAATCTGAACAGCCTTGATACCCGTATGGTGCCACAGGCCAGCGCATGGGCGATAAACCGTGTGGCACAGAAAGCGGTCTCGGTTGCCACCCGGCAGGTTGCCGGGAATACCGTTGCGGGAGATAACCAGGTGAAAGGGATCCCCCTGAAACTGGTACGTCAGCGTGTCCGGGTGTTTAAAGCCAGTCCGTCAGGAAAAATGACGGCCAGGATCCGCGTTAACCGGGGAAATCTGCCCGCCATCAAACTGAACACAACACGGCGACGTGCTGGTGAAGGACTGAGAGTGGGAAAATACTTTTTCCGGGGGGCATTTGTTCAGCAACTGGCGAATGGCCGCTGGCATGTTCTGAGGCGTCTTCCTGAAGCGCGTTTTGCAACAGGGCATGACCATCAGGGCAGGCCAAGAAAAAATCGTCTTCCTGTGGAGGTAGTGAAAATCCCACTATCCGGACCGCTGACACAGGCATTTGAAGATGCCCGCGACCGCATCATCGCTGCGGAAATGCCGAAACAGCTGGGGTATGCACTGAAACAACAACTGAGGTTATGGCTGACCCGATGAACCGACATACACAAATCCGCCAGGTCGTACTGGCACGCCTTCGGGAACAGTGTGGAGACAGCGCCACGTTTTTTGACGGGCTTCCTGCATTTATTGATGCGCAGGAACTGCCTGCCGTGGCGGTGTGGCTGAGTGATGCTCAGTACACCGGAAAAATGACGGATGAAGATGACTGGCAGGCTGTTCTGCATATTGCCGTCTTCATCCGGGCACAGGCACCGGATTCAGAGCTGGATATGTGGATGGAGAGCACCATTTTCCCGGCCCTGAATGATGTACCGGCACTTTCCGGACTCATCGATACCCTGAACCCACTCGGTTTTAACTATCAACGTGATAATGAGATGGCCACCTGGGCGATGGCGGAAATCACGTACCAGATCACGTACACGAATTAAGGAGGTGGTAATGACCACACCAAATCCACTGGCAAAGACGAAAGGTGCGGGGACGACGTTCTGGATGTATACCGGCAACGGCGACGCATTTGCGAACCCTTTGTCGGACACTGACTGGCTGCGTCTTGCGATGGTGAAGGATCTGCAGCCTGGCGAAATGACCGCTGATGCAGAAGATGACACTTATCTCGATGATGAAGATGCAGACTGGAAAACGACAACCCAGGGGCAGAAATCCGTCGGTGATACTTCGGCGACGCTGGCCTGGCGTCCGGGTGACAGCGGGCAGAAAAAACTGGTTCAGTTGTTCGACTCCGGTGAAGTCTGCGCGTTTCGTATCAAATATCCCAACGGTACTGTTGATGTTTTCCGTGGCTGGCTGAGTTCACTGGGTAAAACCATTGCCTCAAAAGACGTGATGACCCGCACAGTGAAAATCAGCGGTGTGGGGCGTCCGTATCTGGCAGAAGAAGGCACTGAAACCGTGGGCGTTACCGGGCTGACGGTGGCACCGGCATCCGCCAGTGTCAATGTGGGAGCAACCACCACGCTGACCTTTACAGTAAAACCTGACGGAGCCAGTGACAAAGCGATCAGTGTGCATTCGACAGATCCACAGACTGCCACGGTGACCCTGAACGGACTTGTGGTCACGGTGAAAGGCGTGAAGCAGGGCAGTGTCAGCATTGTGGGCATGACCGCTGACGGGAATTTTGTGGCTGTGGCTGCGGTGACTGTCAGCGCCGCAGGTTAACAGGACGATACTCATCATTTGCCCCGGTTATCCGGGGCTTTTTTGCAGGTGGAGAACATGATGTTTCTGAAACAGGACACGTTTAATTATGAAAAACAGTCCGTGGTGCTCAGTGAGCTGTCCGGGCTGCAGAGAATTGAATATCTGGCGTTTCTTCGGCAGCGAACGGCAAAGTTTGATGCCGAAGAGGGAGAACTGCCGGAGGCTGAACGACGGATTGCTTTTCTGCGGATGGGGATGGATATCAATGCCTGGCTGGTTTCCCGCTCACTGTGGAATGCGGAACAGTCTCAGGATGTTGAGACGCTTTACGCATCCGTTATTACAACATGGTCGTATGATGCCCTGGGAGCGGGGGCGGAGATGGTTCTGTCGCTGAGCGGTATGGGAGCCATTGAGAATGCCGGGGATTTTGAGCATGAGGCGCTGACGCCGGAAAAGTCCTGACGCGGGAAATGCAGTTTGTCATGCGGCTTGCCCGGGAATTCCGGCGGGCAGACTGGCGGCGGATGCTGTCGGAAATGTCGGCCACTGAGCTTGGTGAGTGGGGTGATTATTTCCGGATGCAGAGCTTCAGTGATGTGTGGATGGATGCGCAGTTTGCCTCGCTGAAGGCATTGATCGTGAGAATGGTGTCCGGCAGCAGTGATGCTGCGGTGGCTGATTTCAGCCTTTTACCGGAAGAGAACGGGATACCGGAGCGAACGGACGAAGAACTGATGCATCTTGGGGAAGGTATTTCCGGAGGTGTGCGTTATGGACCAGATAGCCAACCTGGTCATTGATTTGGGGATTGATGCGGCAGAGTTTAAAAATGAAATTCCCCGTATCAAAAACCTTCTGAATGGTGCAGCCAGCGATGCAGAACGGTCTTCTGCCCGTATGCAGCGTTTTATGGAGCGTCAGACTCAGGCCGCCCGGCAGACAACGCAGGCGGCGTCTTCGGCTGCAACAGCCGCATCCGTCCATGCGCAGACGGTGGAGAAGAGCGCACAGGCTCATGAACGCATGGCCCGCGAGGTGGAGAAAACCCGCCAGCGCATGGAGGCACTGAGCCAGAAAATGCGCGAGGAACAGGCGCAGGCAATGGCTCTGGCGGAGGCTCAGGATAAAGCGGCTGCTGCGTTTTATCGTCAGATTGACAGTGTGAAACAGGCCAGTGCGGGGCTGCAGGAATTACAGCGTATTCAGCAGCAGATCCGACAGGCCAGAAACAGTGGCGGGATTGGTCAGCAGGATTATCTGGCGCTGATTTCTGAGGTTACGGCGAAAACCCGTGTTCTTACGCAGGCTGAGGAAGAGGCTACCCGACAGAAAGTGGCGTTTATCCGTCAGCTTAAAGAGCAGGCAACCCGCCAGAATCTTTCTTCTTCTGAGTTGCTTCGTGCTAAGGCTGCCCAACTGGGGGTAAGCAGTGCTGCAGAAGTGTATATCCGCAAAATGGAGCAGGCAGGAAAAGCCACGCATTCGCTGGGTCTGAAAAGTGCAGCGGCCCGCCAGGAGATAGGCGTTCTGATAGGTGAACTGGCCCGCGGCAATTTAGGTGCGCTGAGGGGATCCGGGATAACGCTGGCTAACCGTGCCGGATGGATAGACACACTGATGTCACCGAAAGGCATGATGCTTGGCGGGGTTATTGGCGGTATTGCCGCGGCCGTCTATGGTCTGGGTAAAGCCTGGTATGACGGTCAGAAGGAGGGGGAAGAATTTAACCGCCAGTTGTCGCTGACGGGGCATTATGCCGGAGTCACTGCCGGGCAGCTGTGGACGCTCAGTCGTGCTATTTCCGGGAATGGTATCACGCAACATGCTGCAGCCGGTGCGCTGGCTCAGGTGGTGGGGAGTGGTGCATTTCGTGGAAACGATATCGGTATGGTGGCGAGAGCTGCCGCACAGATGGAGCGATCGGTTGGCCAGTCGGTCAGCGATACCATAAATCAGTTTAAGCGGCTGAAGGATGATCCTGTAAATGCCGCGAAGGCTCTGGACAATGAGCTGCATTTTCTTACTGCCACTCAGCTTGAGCAGATACGCGTCCTTGGGGAGCAGGGGCGGTCCAGTGATGCTGCACGGATAGCCATGTCTGCACTGGCAGAGGAAACCGGTCGGCGTACTGCGGATATTGATAATAACCTCAATGCGCTTGGTAGTACGCTGAAGTATCTGTCTGATTTATGGAGTCGTTTCTGGGATGCGGCCATGAATATTGGTCGTGAAGACTCGCTGGATGAACAGATTTCCGCTTTACAGGAGAAAGTGTCGCGGGCGAAAAGACTCCCCTGGACGGCATCATCTTCTCAGGTTGAATACGATCAGCAGCGTCTTAACGATCTTCAGGAGAAAAAACGCCAGAAGGATTTGCAGGATGCAAAAGAGCAGGCAGAGCGGAATTATCAGGAGCAACAGAAACGCCGTAATGCTGAAAATGCTGCACTGAACCGGATGAATGAAACGGAAGCAGCACGACATCAGCGTGAAATTGCGCGTATTAATGCCATGCAGTACGCCGACCAGGCTGTCAGGGATGCGGCGATACAACGTGAAAATGAACGTTACGAGAAAGCCCTGGCATCCGGTAAGAAAAAAACACGCGAAACCCGTAATGATGAGGCCACCCGGTTATTGCTGCAGTACAGTCAGCAACAGGCACAGGTGGAAGGGCAGATTGCTGCTGCCAGACAGTCAGCAGGCATTGCCACTGACAGGATGACAGAAGCGCATAAACAGCTTCTGGCTCTGCAGCAGCGCATCAGCGATCTGGACGGGAAAAAACTGACGGCAGATGAAAAGAGTGTGCTGGCCCGTAAAGATGAACTGATTCAGGCACTGACGCTGCTGGATGTAAAACAGCAGGAGCTTCAGAAACAGACGGCACTCAACGATCTGAAGAAAAAAACAATTCAGCTGACCAGTCAACTGGCTGAAGAAGAGCGCGCTCAGCGTCAGCAACATGACCTGGATATCGCCACGGTGGGTATGGGTGATCAGCAGCGGCAGCGATATCAGGTACAACTGAGTCTTCGCCAGAAATACCAGCAACAGCTGGAGCAGTTGAGGCGGGATAGTGAGCAGAAAGGGACATATAACACGGATGACTACAGAAAGGCCGAGCAGGCGCTGACGGAGAGCCTGAACCGACAACTGAATGAGAATCGCCGTTACTGGCAACAGCTTGAAGTTGTGCAGGGTAACTGGAAAAACGGTGCTATGCGGGCGTTTCAGAATTTCACGGCAGATGCGGATAATGCGGCAGGCACTGCTGAGCAGATGCTTACAGCGGCATTTAACAGTGCAGGTAATGCACTGGCAACGTTCTGTACTACCGGAAAACTGAACTTCAAATCTTTTACCGCCTCGCTCCTTTCTGATCTGGCAAAAATCATGGCTCAGATGTCCATGATGCAGGCAGTTAAGGGGATTGGTTCGGCGTTTGGCTGGGGGAGTGCAGCAACTGCCAGTGTGACGCCCAATGCTGATGGTGGTGTTTATCAGTCTGCTGATTTGAGTCGCTACAGTGGCACGGTGGTTAACCGTCCGACGTTTTTTGCTTTTGCAAAAGGTGCAGGTGTGATGGGGGAAGCTGGGCCTGAAGCCATTCTGCCTCTGTGTCGTGGTGCTGACGGTAAGCTGGGGGTTGTGGCGGATATTGGTGGTTCAGGTATGGCGATGTTTGCCCCGCAGTACAACATCGAGATCAATAACGATGGCACGAACGGGCAGATAGGTCCGGCTGCCCTGAAGGTGGTTTATGACCTCGGGAAAAAAGCAGCAGCGGACTTTATGCAACAGCAGTCCCGTGATGGTGGTCGGTTAAGTGGAGCATATCGGTAATGGAGACGTTTCACTGGAAAGTACGCCCGGATATGAATGTGGTATCAGAGCCGAAAGTGGTGACAGTGAAGCTGGGCGATGGTTATGAACAGCGTCGTGCGGCGGGACTGAATAACCAGTTGTCGACTTACAGCGTGACGATACGTGTTCGTAAATGTGAACACCCATCTTTAAAAGCCTTTCTGGAACGGCACGGTGGCGTCCGCGCATTTCAGTGGACGCCACCTTATGACTGGAAACCGATCAGGGTGGTTTGTCGTAAATGGTCGGCAAGCGTGGGGGCGCTGTGGGTAACCATAACGGCAGATTTTGAACAGGTCGTGGCATAGGAGGCTCTGATGCAGGATATTCCACAGGAAACACATCATGAGACGACACGCCTCACTCAGTCAGCCCAGGTGGTGCTCTGGGAAATCGATCTGACAGAGGTCGGTGGTGAACGTTATTTTTTCTGTAATGAGCAGAACGAAAAAGGTGAGCCGGTTACCTGGCAGGGGCGGCAGTATCAGGCATACCCCATTCAGGGGACGGGATTTGAACTGAACGGTAAGGGCAGTGCTGCCCGTCCGACACTGACGGTTTCTAACCTGCACGGCATGGTCACGGGGATGGCGGAAGACCTGCAGAGTCTGGTCGGCGGAACGGTGGTCAGGCGTAAGGTTTACGCCCGTTTTCTGGATGCGGTGAACTTCGTCAACGGAAACAGCGACGCCGATCCGGAGCAGGAGGTGATCAGCCGCTGGCGCATCGAGCAGTGCAGCGAACTGAGTGCGGTCAGTGCCTCCTTTGTGTTGTCCACACCGACGGAAACGGATGGTGCCGTTTTTCCGGGGCGCATCATGCTGGCTAATACCTGCACCTGGACCTATCGCGGTGATGAGTGCGGTTATCACGGTCCGGCGGTCGCGGATGAATATGACCAGCCGACCTCCGATATCACGAAGGATAAATGCAGCAAATGCCTGAGCGGCTGTAAGTTTCGCAATAACGTCGGCAACTTTGGCGGCTTCCTTTCCATTAACAAACTTTCGCAGTAAATCCCATGACAGAGACAGAATCAGCGATTCTGGCGCACGCCCGGCGATGTGCGCCAGCGGAGTCGTGCGGCTTCGTGGTGAGAACGCCGGAGGGGGAAAGATATTTTCCCTGCGTGAATATCTCCGGTGAGCCGGAGGATTATTTCCGGATGTCGCCGGAGGACTGGCTGCAGGCAGAAATGCAGGGTGAGATTGTGGTGCTGGTCCACAGTCACCCCGGTGGTCTGCCCTGGCTGAGTGAGGCCGACAGGCGGCTGCAGGTGCAGAGTAATTTGCCGTGGTGGCTGGTCTGCCGGGAGGCGATTCACAAGTTCCGCTGTGTGCCACATCTTACCGGGCGGCGCTTTGAGCACGGGGTGACGGACTGTTACACGCTGTTCCGGGATGCTTATCATCTGGCGGGGATTGAGATGCCGGATTTTCATCGTGAGGATGACTGGTGGCGTAACGGTCAGAATCTCTATCTGGATAATCTGGAGGCCACAGGGCTGTATCAGGTGCCGTTGTCAGCGGCGCAGCCGGGCGATGTGCTGCTGTGCTGTTTTGGTTCATCGGTGCCGAATCATGCCGCCATTTACTGTGGTGACGGCGAGCTGCTGCACCATATTCCTGAACAACTGAGCAAACGAGAGAGGTATACCGACAAATGGCAGCGACGCACACACTCCCTCTGGCGTCACCGGGCATGGCACGCATCTGCCTTTACGGGGATTTACAACGATTTGGCCGCCGCATCGACCTTCGTGTGAAAACGGGGGCCGAAGCCATCCGGGCGCTGGCCACGCAGCTACCGTCGTTTCGCCAGAAACTGAATGAGGGCTGGTATCAGGTGCGCATTGCCGGGCGTGATGCAGGCGAAACCGAATTATCTGCCCGTCTTAATGAGCCGCTGGCAAATGGTGCCGTGATCCACATCGTACCGCGTCTGGCGGGTGCCAAAAGTGGCGGTGTTTTTCAGACAGTGCTGGGTGCGGCGCTGATTGCGGTGGCATGGTGGAACCCTGTGGGCTGGCTGGGTGCCGCGGCTGTATCGGGCATGTATGCGGCAGGGGCCAGTATGATCCTGGGCGGTGTGGCTCAGATGCTGGCACCAAAAGCCAGAACTCCCCGCACACAGACAACGGATAACGGTAAGCAGAACACCTATTTCTCCTCACTGGATAACATGGTTGCCCAGGGCAATGTCCTGCCTGTTCTGTACGGTGAAATGCGCGTGGGGTCGCGGGTGGTTTCTCAGGAGATCAGCACGGCAGACGAAGGGGACGGTGGTCAGGTTGTGGTGATTGGTCGCTGATGCAAAATGTTTTATGTGAAACCGCCTGCGGGCGGTTTTGTCGTTTATGGAGCATGACGAATGGGTAAAGGCAGCAGTAAGGGGCATACCCCGCGCGAAGCGAAGGACAACCTGAAGTCCACGCAGTTGCTGAGTGTGATCGATGCCATCAGCGAAGGGCCGGTTGAAGGTCCGGTGGATGGATTAAAAAGCGTGCTGCTGAACAGTACGCCGGTGCTGGACAGTGAGGGGAATACCAATATATCCGGCGTCACGGTGGTGTTCCGGGCCGGTGAGCAGGAGCAGACACCGCCGGAGGGATTTGAATCCTCCGGTTCCGAGACGGTGCTGGGTACGGAAGTGAAATATGACACGCCGATCACCCGGACCATCACGTCGGCAAACATTGACCGTCTGCGTTTACTTTCGGCGTGCAGGCACTGGTGGAAACCACCTCAAAGGGGGACAGGAATCCATCGGAAGTCCGCCTGCTGGTTCAGATACAACGTAACGGTGGCTGGGTGACGGAAAAAGACATCACCATTAAGGGCAAAACCACCTCGCAGTATCTGGCCTCGGTGGTGGTGGGTAACCTGCCGCCGCGCCCGTTCAGTATCCGGATGCGCAGGATGACGCCGGACAGCACCACAGACCAGCTGCAGAACAAAACGCTCTGGTCGTCATACACCGAAATCATCGATGTGAAACAGTGCTACCCGAACACGGCACTGGTCGGCGTGCAGGTGGACTCGGAGCAGTTCGGCAGCCAGCAGGTGAGCCGTAATTATCATCTGCGCGGGCGTATTCTGCAGGTGCCGTCGAACTATAACCCGCAGACGCGGCAATACAGCGGTATCTGGGACGGAACGTTTAAGCCAGCATACAGCAACAACATGGCCTGGTGTCTGTGGGATATGCTGACCCATCCGCGCTACGGCATGGGGAAACGTCTTGGTGCGGCGGATGTGGATAAATGGGCGCTGTATGTCATCGGCCAGTAATTGCGATCCAGTCGGTGCCGGATGGCTTTGGTGGCACGGAGCCGCGTATCACCTGTAATGCGTACCTGACCACAGCAGCGCAAGGCGTGGGATGTGCTCAGTGATTTCTGCTCGGCGATGCGCTGTATGCCGGTATGGAACGGGCAGACGCTGACGTTCGTGCAGGACCGGCCAGTCGGATAAGGTGTGGACCTATAACCGCAGTAATGTGGTGATGCCGGATGATGGCGCGCCGTTCCGCTACAGCTTCAGCGCCCTGAAGGACCGCCATAATGCCGTTGAGGTGAACTGGATTGACCCGAATAACGGCTGGGAGACGGCGACAGAGCTTGTGGAGGACACGCAGGCCATTGCCCGTTACGGTCGTAACGTCACGAAGATGGATGCCTTTGGCTGTACCAGCCGGGGGCAGGCGCACCGCGCCGGGCTGTGGCTGATTAAAACGGAACTGCTGGAAACGCAGACCGTGGACTTCAGCGTGGGTGCGGAAGGGCTTCGCCATGTACCGGGGGATGTCATTGAAATCTGCGATGATGACTATGCGGTATCAGCACCGGCGGGCGCGTGCTGGCGGTGAACAGCCAGACCCGGACGCTGACGCTCGACCGTGAAATCACGCTGCCATCCTCCGGCACCACGCTGATAAGCCTGGTTGACGGTGAGGGTAATCCGGTCAGCGTGGAGGTCCAGTCCGTCACCGACGGCGTGAAGGTGAAAGTGAGCCGTGTTCCCGACGGCGTTGCTGAATACAGCGTGTGGGGGCTGAAGTTGCCGACGTTGCGCCAGCGCCTGTTCCGCTGCGTGAGTATCCGTGAGAACGACGACGGCACGTATGCCATCACTGCCGTGCAGCATGTACCGGAGAAAGAGGCCATCGTGGATAACGGGGCGCACTTTGACGGCGACCAGAGCGGCACGGTGAATGGTGTCACTCCGCCAGCAGTGCAACACCTGACCGCAGAAGTCACCGCAGACAGCGGGGAATACCAGGTGCTGGCGCGCTGGGATACGCCGAAGGTGGTGAAGGGCGTGAGCTTTATGCTTCGCCTGACCGTGGCAGCGGATGACGGCAGTGAGCGGCTGGTCAGCACGGCCCGGACGACGGAAACCACATACCGCTTCAGGCAGCTGGCTCTGGGAAATTACAGTCTGACAGTCCGGGCGGTAAATGCCTGGGGGCAGCAGGGCGATCCGGCGTCGGTATCGTTCCGGATTGCCGCACCGGCAGCGCCATCGCGGATTGAGCTGACGCCGGGCTATTTTCAGATAACCGCCACGCCGCATCTTGCGGTTTATGATCCGACTGTACAGTTTGAGTTCTGGTTCTCGGAAACGCGGATTACCGATATCAGGCAGGTTGAAACCACAGCCCGCTACCTTGGCACGGGGCTGTACTGGATAGCCGCCAGTATCAATATCAAACCGGGCCATGATTATTACTTTTATATCCGCAGTGTGAACACCGTTGGCAAATCGGCATTTGTGGAGGCCGTCGGTCGGGCGAGCGATGATGCGGAAGGTTACCTGGATTTTTTCAAAGGCAAGATAACCGAATCCCATCTCGGTAAAGAGCTGCTGGAAAAAGTCGATCTGACGGAGGATAACGCCAGCAGACTGGATGAGTTTTCGAAAGAGTGGAAGGATGCCAACGATAAATGGAATGCCATGTGGGCTGTCAAAATTGAGCAGACCAAAGACGGCAAACATTATGTCGCGGGTATTGGCCTCAGTATGGAGGACACGGAGGAAGGCAAACTGAGCCAGTTTCTGGTTGCTGCTAACCGTATCGCGTTTATTGACCCGGCAAACGGGAATGAAACGCCGATGTTTGTGGCGCAGGGCAACCAGATATTCATGAACGACGTGTTCCTGAAACGCCTGACGGCACCCACCATTACCAGCGGTGGCAGTCCTCCGGTATTTTCCCTGACATCAGACGGAAAGCTGACTGCTAAAAATGCGGATATCAGTGGCAGTGTGAATGCGAACTCCGGGACGCTCAACAACGTCACGATTAATGAGAACTGTCAGATTAAGGGGAAACTGTCAGCCAATCAGATTGAAGGCGATATTGTCAAAACGGTCAGCAAGTCTTTCCCCCGCACGAACAGTTATGCCAGTGGCACCATCACGGTAAGAATCAGTGATGATCAGAAATTTGACCGGCAGGTCATGATACCGCCAGTGTTATTCCGCGGTGGTAAGCATGAGAATTTCAACAGTAATAACCAACAGTCATACTGGTATTCAACCTGCCGGTTAAGAGTGACCCGCAATGGTCAGGAGATTTTTAATCAGTCCACGACGGATGCTCAGGGCGTATTTTCCTCAGTTATAGATATGCCTGCCGGACAGGGGACGCTGACACTGACATTCACCGTATCTTCATCAGGAGCGAATAACTGGACACCAACAACCAGTATCAGCGATCTGCTGGTTGTGGTGATGAAAAAATCCACAGCAGGTATCAGTATCAGCTGAATTTTATAACCCAGAACGGGCGTCAGAAATGACGCCTTTTTTATTGCAGAAAAGCGAGAGGTAATTATGCGTAAACTTTATGCAGCCATTTTGTCCGCAGCCATTTGTCTGGCCGTATCCGGTGCGCCTGCATGGGCGTCTGAACATCAGTCCACGCTGAGCGCGGGGTATCTTCATGCCCGGACGAACGTTCCCGGCAGTGATGATCTGAACGGGATTAACGTGAAATACCGTTATGAGTTTACGGACACACTGGGGATGGTGACGTCGTTCAGCTATGCAGGAGACAAGAATCGCCAACTGACCCATTACAGCGATACCCGCTGGCATGAAGATTCCGTGCGTAACCGCTGGTTCAGCGTGATGGCGGGGCCGTCTGTACGCGTGAATGAATGGTTCAGCGCGTATGCGATGGCAGGCGTGGCTTACAGCCGTGTGTCGACTTTTTCCGGGGATTATCTCCGCGTAACTGACAACAAGGGAAAAACGCACGACGTGCTGACCGGAAGTGATGACGCTCGCCACAGTAACACCTCTCTGGCGTGGGGAGCTGGCGTGCAGTTTAACCCGACCGAATCCGTGGCCGTTGATGTCGCTTATGAAGGCTCCGGCAGTGGCGACTGGCGCACTGACGGGTTCATCGTTGGTGTTGGTTATAAATTCTGATTAGCCAGGTAACACAGTGTTATGACAGCCCGCCGGTTCAGGCGGGCTTTTTTGTGGGGTGAATATGGCAGTAAAGATTTCAGGTGTACTGAAAGACGGCACAGGAAAACCGGTACAGAACTGCACAATCCAGCTGAAAGCAAAACGTAACAGCAACACGGTGGTGGTGAACACGCTGGCCTCAGAAAATCCGGATGAAGCCGGGCGTTACAGCATGGACGTTGAGTACGGTCAGTACAGCGTTATTCTGTTGGTGGAGGGATTCCCGCCGTCACATGCCGGGACTATCACCGTGTATGAAGATTCCCGACCCGGTACGCTGAATGATTTTCTCGGTGCCATGACGGAGGATGATGCCCGTCCGGAGGCTCTGCGCCGTTTTGAACTGATGGTGGAAGAGGTGGCGCGTAACGCGTCCGCGGTGGCACAGAACACGGCAGCCGCGAAGAAGTCAGCCGGCGATGCCGGCACATCTGCCAGTGAGGCGGCAACCCATGCGACTGATGCTGCAGGCTCAGCACGCGCAGCCAGCACGTCAGCCGGACAGGCCGCTTCGTCGGCTCAGTCAGCGTCCTCCAGCGCAGGAACGGCATCAACAAAGGCCACTGAAGCGGAAAAAAGTGCTGCCGCTGCAGAGTCCTCAAAAAGCGCGGCGGCTACCAGTGCCGGTGCGGCGAAAACGTCAGAAAACGAATGCCGCAGCGTCACAACAATCAGCAGCCACTTCTGCATCCACCGCGACTACGAAAGCGTCAGAAGCTGCCACCTCAGCCCGGGATGCGGCGGCCTCAAAAGAGGCAGCGAAATCATCAGAAACGAACGCATCCTCGAGCGCCAGTAGTTCCGCTTCCTCGGCAACGGCGGCAGGCAAATTCCGCGAAGGCGGCAAAAAACGTCCGAGACGAACGCCAGGTCCTTCTGAAACGTCAGCGGGACAGAGTGCCTCAGCTGCGGCAGGCTCAAAAACAGCGGCTGCATCATCTGCCAGTGCCGCGTCAACAAGTGCCGGGCAGGCCTCAGCCAGAGCCACTGCCGCCGGAAAATCGGCAGAAAGTGCCGCATCGTCTGCTTCAACAGCCACAACGAAGGCTGGCGAAGCCGCTGAACAGGCCAGCGCAGCAGCGAGGTCTGCATCCGCAGCGAAGACATCCGAAACGAA